CTACGCCAGACTCAGCGTCTAGTTGCAGGCTATGTTGGGCAGTGCGTTTAAGTGTGTTCTGGCCAGTAGGTATAGCACGCCATGAGCGCAACCACTTCTGAGGCGCGCCATTGTCTGCATAGATTTCAAGGCTGTATTTGTAAATGTTGCCATTTTCAAAGTCACCCACAATTGTCTCGCCACCAAAGTTGCACTGACAATTGGAACGGTGACGTGTAAACGCGCCATTGACTAGCCCCGCACGCTCATGCCATGCCTGCGTGGCAGCGTCGTACACCCAAGTTGCGTTGGCGCTGGGGAATGTCAAGACGTAAAAGCCGTGGCCTTCTTGCTGGTATGTGTATGCCAGAGCGTCAGAGATGTTGCCGTATTGTGCAATGGCGTACTCAATGGCATGGGTAGAAACCCTTTGTCCAGTGTAGCCGTTGGCTTTGTAAACAATGCCTTGGCCACGGGCGTCAGTGCCAAGCCAGAACAAACTGTTGTCTAGTTTGGCAATAGAGAATGCGGCCACACAGCCGATCTCGTTAAACGCGCCTTGAATACGCTGAAGCGGAAAGTCTGTACCGCCCACGTCGTACCAGACCTCAACCGAGTCAGTGCCAAACAACCACGCTTCGCGGTGGTCAACGTTAACCGCCACCAAGCCGTCTGGCGAGCCTTCAGCGCTTGCAAAATCAAGTGGGTCTATGGATGAGCCATCAAGCAATTGCGTGACCCATACGCGCTGGCTATTGGGTTCGTTAAAAACAAAGTACCCGTCTAAGTAACCCACGGTCACAGCGCCTGGGAAATCGGGGTCTGTGATTTGTTTAAACTCGTTAGTGGCTTCGTTGTAAATATAACTAGGGCCATTGCAGGCAAAGAACAGTTGCGTGCCGTTGTCAGCAATTGACACAGGGCCACCGTCAATGATGTTACCCAACTTGACTGGCGTGGCCGACGTGCTGGTCATTTTGTAGACCTCTGTGCCAGATACGACATAGAAGTCAGCGCCGTTGGTCTGGTGCGCCCACAATGCGCGGATGGGGCCAGAACCGATGGTTTGAAGTAATTCTAATCCTGGCGCACGGTTCAGAAAGCCAGGCTCTTTACCGCCTTCAGGTATAACCTCTGGAAACAAATTGATCATGCGGTTGTCGGCAGCATTGATGCTGCGGGCAACGTAGCTTGAGCCAAGGATTGGCGTTTTCATCAATAGTTACCGGCATAGATGTTGAAACGTTGGCGGTTAGCCACCAATGCGTAAGGCAAGGCCATCACATCATCTGGGTTGTTGATGCGCTTCAGATTGCGCTTAGAAGTCATGGCAATGCGCTGTACCTGTGGGCTTGGCTCAACGCCAAACTCAGGGGCAAATTCCATGGCCAAGTTGTATGTGAACGCCCGCAAATAGCCAGGCGGGAAGTGCAAAGCCGTGGCTAGTGTGACTGGTTGCGTAAGTTCTTGCACCGACACAAAGTGAAATTCTAAGTTTTGTGTAGGTCTTGGATAGAGATATATCTCAATATTTGGAAACGTCATGTTGACCCACATGACTTGTGGGAACGTGGACGTTACGGTCTTAACAGCAATACCGTTGTACTGCTGTTGGTTGATCATCTTAATGCCATACGACACGCCACTTGGCGCTTTGAAATACGTCGCGTCATCTACCAGTATGGGGCGGTTGCCGACAAAGTCACCTGTAGGGCCAAGGGTGCGGCTGATAAGACTTGCAGGCCATGTAAAGACTTGATCTTCTGTGCAAAACACTGACAAACGCTCAGTGTTCCACGATTCAATCATTTGTTGCATCGCCATCAAAGCGTCTTGCGACATAGCCGCAGATGGCGTCTCAGCCTCGGCCAATATACCTAACAGGCGCAAAGCGCGGTTGATTTGATCGCCAGCGGTATATGTTGCCATGTTCAGACTCCTTCAGTTGCTTCCTCTGCCGGTTTACGGCGGCGCTTGATCTCCAACGTATTTACGGGAGCCACCTGAACAGGCGTGTCTGGATTATAACGAATCCAGCCATTTTTTTCATCTTCTTCAGCCTCTAAATCCATTGTGGCAACTTTAGCACCATGGATAGGGTGAGTCATTGTAATGTTCATAGTAGAAAGGGGGTGATTAGCCCCCTTTTAGTTTAAGCAACTACGGCAAATTGCCATTTAGAGCCGTCAGAAATAAACAACTTACCAGTGCCAGTAGCATTGGTTGTGGTTGCAATTGAGCCGACAGGCACGGTGGTTGTTGTCACGTTTGCAGTAATAGCGGTAGTCAAAAAGTACAGACCAGCAGTAGCGTTAGCCACAGTAGCGCCAGTTGTAGCAGTTGAAGTAATCGTACCGCTAAAAGTAGACGCAGTAATTTCAGCGCCAGTAATGGTAGTTCCAGAAACAAGTTCTGGATCAGAATACGCAACGCCTACGGGTTTGGAATTGGCCATGATGTTTCCTTTAAAAATGAGGGCCGAAGCCCCCATTATTTAGCCCAAACGATACACAACGTAAGTACCGTCGCCGGTCTTACGGAAGCGGAACAATTGGCTAGTGGTAATAGCGATAGCAACTAAAGCGTTGCCGCCATCAGATACACCAGTATTAACAGCCAAAGTCACCGCGCCAGAGGAAGTGCCGATGTTGACAATTGACAAGTCAAATGTGCTGCCAACAGTAGCATTAGGAACTGCTGCGTCAATTGCTGTGCCCAAAGGAAGCGTGTATGTTGCTGCAGATGTGGAGGGGTTAGCCACCAACATCTGATTAACAATTTGCGCTGCCGTTAGGGTTGCAGTAGCCGTAGCTGTCTGAGGGGCGGCCATTGCGCCCATGATAGTTTCTTGACGGTTGCCTGCACCAACTTGGTAACCGCCTGCGCCATTAGGTAATGCCATGATAATTTCCTTAAAAAAGATGTTAAGACAAACGGGGCCGAAGCCCCATTTTGATTAGCCCCAGATGCGGCAGCCCATTTGTGGACGAATTGTGCTAAAGCCATACAAAACGTCAATACGGCAAGGCATACGGTCATTGTTGATGTCGTACTGGCGAACCACACGCAAAGAGATACCATTGTGAACGGCACGAGCAGCCATGTCGACGCCTTGGGGCAACAACAAGTCAGCAGTGGCGAACGTGATCGCATCTTTGTGGTAAACCAAGTTCTGAGCGTACTGAGTAGTTGCAGCACCCACAAACACCACAGCCTTACCAGAGGTAGGGAAACTGTCCACGGTGGCCAAAGCATTAGCAGCGGTGTAAATAGGAGCAACAGTCACAACGATTGCAGTGCCAGAAGCGGTTGCATCAGCCAAAGCTACGAACTGGAACAAAGAACCAGTGGACTCACGGGTCTGTGGGTTAACAGCAAAGCAATCAGCAACAGTGAACACGTCGCCTTGTTTAACTGTCAGGCCAGAGCCGATGGTCAAAGCAATGCTTGCAGCACCTTCAGACGACACAGTAGTGGTCACAGAGTTGCCAGTGGCAACGCGTGAGCCAGTCATGTGTTGCTTGATAGACTGAGACATGTTGACTTCGTCATAGCCGAGAACACCAGTGCCCATCATGCCGTTTTTAAACTGCTTGCTGATGGTGTCTGTAGGATTGAACAAACCCTTCATGCCTTCAACCAAACCAGCGTTAGCAGCTGGGTTGACGGTAGCGTAACGGGGGTTCATCACGGCGGCGTTTTCGTTCAGCTTCTGCTGGGCCTGCAAGAGAACCAAAGAAGTTGAGGGCGTAGTGCCAGGTGTACCAACGGTGTTACCGATGGATTTGTACGCATTGGCCACGTCTGCATCGATAGAAGATGCCAACTGGCTGATACGAGGCTTTAACACACGCTCTGCGAAGTCGTCCAATTGCATGGTCAATTCAGCAGATGTAAAGTTAACACCGATGTGCTTTTGTGAAGCAACAGTCAGTGTGGTGAACTGCTCGTTGTCGTCTTGAACTTGCAAGGCGGCGCCGTCAGTAACCAAAGCACGGTCAGGTAAACGGATACGCAGTGTGGAGCCGATCTTTGCGCCTTCAACAGCGAAAGAGTCGTCATACTGGCGGTTTACGTTACGGGTGATCACCAGGTTGTTCTCAAGAATTTCAAGAGCCTTACGGGTGATCATGTCAATCGTCAGAATACTATTAGACATATTAGTCCTTTCAAAAAATTAGCGGTTGCGTTGCGCTTCCAACTTCTTAATCTGGCGAACACGTTCAGCTTCGATCCACTGCGAGGTTGTCATGGACTTGATTGACCTTGGGTCAGTCGTGTCATGGCTCGGAGCGCCGTTTGAACGTGCTGTTACCGGACTAATCGGTGCTGGCGCGTTTGAAGTTTTTTTGACCGGAGGATCAGAGGCTAATCTAGCTTCAATCTTTCCAATCTCTTTTGCCTGCATGAAAGGCGATAAACGGGAGATTCTTGCCGCTTCCTTAACATTAGAACCTAAGTAATAAGCTACTTCGGGGCCAACATCAGATTCATAAATCGCTTCAGCCATTACCTCAGTGATTGGCACGTTAGGGTTACGGGCTACCTGATCGTAGTCATCATATTTATCCCTGACCTTTTCCTCACTGTCGGCATAAGCCTCCATGATCTCGGCTTGTTGCTTTGCGGCATCACGTTGGGCGACAAGTTCTTGGGCTTTCTGAAGTGCCAATGCTTGCGCATAATCTTCAGGGCTTGTAAAACTGTCAGCACTAGGTGCTTCCGCTGGCATAGACCTTAAGGTTTGCGTTTCCGCAGCTCTTGTGGCCTGATCTCTTTCCCATTTGCGCTGTTCTCTTGCGAGGCGCTTACCGATCATTGCGTCGATTTCAGCTTGCGTATAAGTTTTTTCCGCTGGCTGGTCAGTCTGCTCTGTCGATACTTCCGGCGAATTAACTTCGGGTTCAGGGGCAGCCGTTGCTTCCTGTTCCGGCGCGGGTACTTCCGCTAAGATTTCATTGTCCATTTTGATTCTCTAAGAATCCCTGGTCTACTGGGCCAGTACAGTTTACATATTACTGCAATTCTGCTTTGGGCGTCAACGCTTCTTTCAACATTCTGAAGAATGCGTCACGGCCAACTTGGATTTGATCGACATTGAACTTGGCACTCGCCAGCTTTCTGTCTAAATCCGCGACATGGTTGAGCAAGGTTTGTTGCTCGGGTGTCATGTCTTCAAATTGGTACTGAACGTCGTCGATTGTCACAGGGGTCTTTTCATTTTTTCCCATGATGTTTCCTTTGATGTGCTGCCGAAATCAGGCGACAGCTTCCTGTTTTACCAAGGAGTGCCAGAAGCAGTTACTGGTGCTTTCTGCAAAGCAATCTGAGCCGCCAGAGCATCTTCTGTGGCTTGTTTATTAACACCATTAGCCCAAACCCATCCAAGCACAATTTCTTGTGTCAGGTCAGCATAAGGCGTGTTAACTGTGCCATCTGCCCATGAGCAAGTGGAATAGATGGATGCTGTGTAGTCTCCATCTACTGCTGTGGCTTGCCAATGTGCTGTGGTTACAAAACCATCTGCTGTTTTGCGGTCTAGTTGTGAGATTGTCCAAGTGGTAGTCATGTTAGTTTTCCTTTAAAACTGTTTGGCAAATTTGCCGTGGTACAAGATTCTGGCTTCTTGGGATACAAGACCCGCAAGTTCTAGGTCTTTGTAGTAGCCAATGATTTTTGACTTGCCATTTTTCATCACACGAACAAGCCATGCCTTACTATGTTTATGCCATGAAACACCCGCATATCCTGATGTATTGCTTGCTATCTCACCACGATTGCATTGGTTTTCGCTTCTAGTGGCTTCACGCAAGTTCTCAATGCGGTTGTCTTGTCTGTCACCATTGATATGGTCAATTTCTTTTGGCAAATACCCATGCTCAAGCAAGAAAATCAGGCGGTGAACTTTGTGTGGTTTACCCATCCAAGTTACATGACGATAGCCAGTTTTGTGGATTGAGCCTACTTCCTGACCAACAAGATATTGCTTGTTAGAGTGCATGACTTTTTTCCAGTACAAATGACCATCCTTGTGGTCAAAGTATTCTGCGACTAATGCTTGATTCATTGAGCCTCCAATGTGGCAACACGCTGACGCAATGATTGCACAGTTTTAAGCAATACAACAGTTAAACGCTCGTATTGGAAGCCTTCAACTTCACCATCAGCACCACGAATGACAAGTTCTTCAAAACCTGCTTCTGCCGCTTCATCAGCAATTAAGCCCAAATGGTCTTTGGTTTGGTCATCATTTGCACACTTTGATTTATAACGAACAGGGCGTAACAAATCGATGTCCATTTCTTCAATGTCACGAATGTCTTGCTTGTATTTTAAAGCTGATGTGGAACGCAACAAATCGCCACCTGAAGCAATAGTCACATTGGCGGCACTAGCAGTTGTTTGAGGGTAAAAACCTGCGTATGTGTAGCCATCACTACGAACCCTAAACAATTCTGTATTTGCCGAATTTCTTAACGACAAGGCATTGGTTGAATTGTCTGTTGTGGTAGTTTTTGCATAAATCCGAGAAGCCAAATAATCGCTTGTATCGCCAACCAAATAGTTACCACCTGCGGTTAATGTAGCCGCCTGAGTAAAGGTGATAGCGTTTCCTGCTGTGCCTGATGCGGCTTGATTCCAAGAAAAAACGTTTGCTTCTATTCTAAAATCTGCGGCGGCCCCTGTGAATTTGTATTTATTACCACCTGAATCAAGAACAGTATTGGTAAAAAGGTCTATTCCATTTACATCTTGCCGAAAACCCAATGCACTTTGGCTATTAGCATCTCCACCTTCAAGAACCTTATAGTAAGTTCCACTCCAAGCACTCGGAGTAACTCCCAAGCCTAGATTGCCTGCGTTATCAACTGTAAGTTTTGTAGAAAAACTGCTTGCAGGGGTTTGAATAATAAATGAGCCACTTGTTGAATCATTGCCAATATATGTGGTTGCGCCTGAATTTGCTAATGCAAGAAAGACATTAGTCCCTGTACTTGTAAAACTTGCTGGAGTTCCTGCTGAACTCACAACACTTAGCTTTTGAGCAGGCGAACTTGTACCAATACCCAACCCTGTTGAGGTGAGGCGCATACCTTCTGCGGATGATGGAGAAAAAACTAAAGAGGTAGAAGCAGTAATTGCAAAATTGGCTGAGCCATCTAAAGAGATATTAGCCCTTGCACTTCCACCACCCGTACCTTCATAAAA